GCCGTTGTTGTTCCTGATACATTTAGCCCTGCATCTACTATGCCTGTACCAGTCCCTTGAATCTCTATTTTATCTGACGTGGCCCTTAAAAGAGCAATAGATGAATTTCCTGATTGGTAAAAAGTAAAAGCTGAATCAGAAATATTGAACTTCCTGTTAGAGTCACATGATATATTGACTAAACCTTCACCACCACTATACACCCCTGTGTTAGTCCCTGATTCTCCTGTGAAAGATATGCCTGGGCTACCAGCTGTCCCCTGTTTAACCAACAACTGTTGCGCCACAGTTACGTCACCAGCACTACTCACCGTCACCCTATCAGCACCACCTTCAGCTTTTATCCTGAAACTATTTGTGGCCCTATCGTTATAAAGTTGGTAGCCACCTGCACCCGTAGCACTTAAGCTCAGAACAGGGTTACCTGATGTAACAGTTTCAATATAGGTGACATTATCTGCGCTAGTTACTTGTGAGTGTATCTTACCTGATGAAGGTGAGATCCCTACACCTAACCTACCTGTGTTGAGAAAGAAATCCCCATCTCCTTCTAACCTAGCGCCTTCAACGTTACCTGCTCTAAGTGCTAAATACTCAGAAGAGTGATTATAACTCATACCCCCTACAGTATTGCTCTCAGGGTCAGCAAAAAAGATACCCCCTTCTCTGTTGTTAGGTGTGCCTATCGTAATGTGTGTGCTTCCTGCACTCTCTACGAAGATACCGTCTGAAGATATGGGTGCAGCGCCCGATGTCCCTGTTTTAACATGAAGCTTTGCCAAAGGTGAAACAGTATCTGAAGAGTTGGCTATAACCATCTGCCCAGCACTATCTAAAGACACTCTATTTTGATCTTCTACACGAAGGTGCATCTTACCAGCACCATGTGAGTACTCTAAGCCACCTGCACTATTAGCTTGTGGGTCAGCAAAGAAGAGGGCAGGAGAGGCCGTGTTAGGTGACATAAACTGAATAATTGTGGAGTCATTACTCTCAATAACTAAGTCTTTATTTGAGCCTAACGTGACACCTGAAGTCCCGTCTTTGATGTGTAGTTTGCCTTGTGGTGTGGTTGCGTGTGCAGCAGAAGCAATAACAAAATCACCAGAGTTGTGCACTGCATACCTTATCTCTCCATTCACCCCTACTCTTAACTGGTTTATTTGGTTATCATAACTTAATTGCCCAGTAGCGTTACCTTCAGGGTCACCAAAAAATATATTACAAACACCAACATTAGTGGTAAGGAGAGTCATCCCTACGTTATTGTTTGATTCTAATACAAGTTCATTAGCATTGCCGTCTGCTGAAACACCAGCCACAGCCCCTTGTCTTATATGTAGTTTTCCTAGAGCATTTACCGTAGGAGGGCTAGAAATACTAACATCACCTATATTGTTTATAGCTAACCTATCATTGTCGTTTGTACGTAAGGTCAAAACATCCCCACCGTGAAGGTAGGTCATACCCCCTACAGTATTCGACTCAGGGTCAGCGAATAGATAGGCACCGTCTTGGGTGTTAGGTGTGGCTATTGTAATTCCTGTAGAGTTACTGTCCTCTATTACAAGGGCATCCGCTTGGTTGGAGACAGATGTGACACCTGATGTGCCTTGTTTAACATGAAGTTTACCTAATGCTGTGCCAGAGGAACCTACAAGCACTTTACCTGCACTGTCAACAGTCATTTTTGTGGCAGCGGCAGTACCTACGTACAAAGTATCAACAGTGTGATGATAGCTTATGAAGCCAGAAGAGGTGTTCTCAGGGTCAGCAAAAGCAATTAAACCTACTTGAGTATTAGGTGTAGCTATATTTATACCAGTAGTTGATGAGCCTTCTACTAATAACCCATCAGTCACAACCCCAGAGATACCTGATGTTCCATATTTAACGTGTAGTTTAGATAAAGCAGTTGCTCCTGCACCTACACTTAAGTTGCCAGCATAAGTTCTAAAAGTTTCAACTCCTGATTCTTGAAATATATGCTGAATAGCATCATAGATTGAAGGAGTATAAGATCCATCTACATGATCTCTAGATTGTAAAGTAGAAGATGACCCACTCACTATAAATTTAAAAGCAGTTGAAGTACCGTCTGATACTGTCAGTTTTGCTCCAGAGAAAGCACTACCACCTAATCCTGTTAGTCCACTTACATTAAGTGAACCAAAACCACCATTGCCACTGACAACTAATGATCCTAAAGTACCTACTGAAGTTAAACTAGAGGCAGTAACACCGCTACCTAATGTTGTACCATTAAGAACTGATATATTATTTATCTTGTAACTTTTACCGCTGGCTAAATCCCAGTTTTCACTCACATCAAAGTCACCAGTAGCTGCTGTCCAGTTAATGGTTTTATCAGTAGCACCTTTAAGGGTAATACCACCGCCATCAGCAGTGACGTCTGTTGGAACAGATACTGAGCCTATCTCAATATTTTTATCATCTACTGTGACTGTAGTGCTGTTAATAGTTGTTATAGTGCCATTTACTGTAAGGTTACCTGCAACAGTTAAATCATTCGTAACTGTTGTAGTAGCTGGACTTATACTAAGCTTAGTTACAGCTTCAATTTGAGCACTGAATGTATCAGTGGTATGGTTAAAAGATAAACTGCCAGCGTTATTACTCTCAGGATCTACGAACCTGATGTTACCACTTGCAGAGTTAGGTGTCTGGATGGTTATCCCTGTACTTCCTGAATCTTCTAATATAAGTGCATCTGCATCTGTTAAAGCAGAAGACACACCTGATTCTCCTTGGAAGACGTGAAGCTTACCTTGAGGTACAGTTATATCCCCAATGCCTGTATTACCTAAAGAATCTAATACAGCTCTGTTAGTTGTCCCTGTGGCATCCCGGAAGAGGTGGGTATCTGCGAATAGTATGTTTTGTCCGTTGCCAAGAGTTGCCACTAACCCTAAGTCATCTGGCCTGTAAAAAGAACCACTAACTCTAGCATCACCTGCAACATCTAGCCTATGTGTAGGGTTTGTCACCCCCACACCGACATTACCTGTATCTAGCACTTTCAGAAGTACATTAGTGTCAACTGTTGTGTTTTGATCGTGGCCTACCGTAAAAGAAGCCCCTGTCTGATTTGCATCACTATCAATGTTTATCCTTAAAGACCTCTTGGTACTCACAGAATAATCATTGACGCCATGAGGGTTTAGATTTAATACATCATTAATACCATCAATTTGCACTACTTGTAGGTCGCCTGCCCTCAAAGATAAAGTATCATTAGCTTGATTATACTGGAAACCACCTTGAGTGTTACTTTGAGGGTCTGCAAAGAATATATTTGCTTCAACATTATTAGGGGTACCTATAGTCAACCCTGCTATGCCTGCATCCTCAACAAACAAACCATCTCCGCCAGCATTAAGAGAAGCTACACCAGATGAGCCTTGTTTAATATGTACTTTAGCAAAAGGAGTTTGTTCACCAAAACCAACATTACCATTAGAACCTACAATAGTTACCTTGCTCGCACCAGATGCTGCTAAATGAAGCTTATCTGTGCTGTTGTCATATTGGATAGCTCCTACTACCTGTGATCCTGTGTCAGCGAAGTTAAGTGCTCCTATATCAGTAGCGCTTGTTCCTATCGTAATGTGTGTGCTTCCTGCACTCTCTACAAAAATACCGTCAGAGGAGATCGGAGCAGCGCCCGATGTTCCTGCTTTAACATGAAGCTTTGCCAAAGGTGAAACAGTATCTGAAGCGTTGGCTATAACCATCTGCCCAGCACTATCTAAAGACACTCTATTTTGATCTTCTACACGAAGGTGCATCTTACCAGCACCGTGGGAATACTCTAAGCCACCTGCACTGTTTGCTTGTGGGTCAGCGAAGAATATGGCAGGAGATGCTGTATTAGGAGACATCAACTGAATAACTGTGGAGTCATTACTCTCAATAACTAAGTCTTTATTTGAGACTAACGTGACACCTGAAGATCCGTCTTTGATGTGTAGTTTACCTAGAGGGGTGGTGGTGTTAATACCTACATCGCCTCCAAAAGAAGTATATAGAACCGACACACCGTTATTAGTGTAGTTTAATGTGTCAGTAGCGCCGTCTATGATTAATTTATTGTCTCCTGACTGTAAGCGTGATTGCACTTGGAATGGTGTGCGTCTGTCATCTACGGCTGTGATAGCACTGCCGTTGGTAGTGACCACAAACAGTTTAACAAAATCAGAAGTAGGCTCACCACCAGAGAGATACTGAGATATGGTTAAAGCGTCTAGGTTAAAGCCTATAACTGTGGTAGCATTTGCTGTCATTGTTAGTGTAGTTGATGCGACAGTTGATTCTTGGCCATCAAAAGTGATAGTTCCTGCACTTATGCCAAAAACTAAACCTGTTGTGGTTGATAGGTCTTGGTTGAAGTGGAAGTTAATTTGGCCAGAGGTTGACCAAAGCTTATCGAAGTACACGATCCAATCACTGGTCAGGTTTTGGAGGTAATTAAAGGTTTGTCTGGGGGGCCTCTCGCCATGCAGCCACCCTGTATCTTTTTTAATCTCACTAGGCTCAGATTTATTAGGGCTTCCTAAAGGGCCGTTGTTCAAAAGTTGCCTTGCGAACTCTGGGTATTTTGATGGGGGTGTTAGTGGCATTTACCTTCTCCTAGTGTGGGTTGTTTAAAGCTTATCTCGCCTATTTTCATTTTATACCTTACTGTTTGGGCTGTTAGGGAATGGAGGCTTGCATACTCCCTTACAGTGATGTCTTTCCCGTCTGAGGTTGGGATTAAGGTAAAGAAACCTCTCCTTCTATTAAGGTTTTGTTCAGTTCCTGTGGCCCATCTTAAATTCCCTCGTTGATATCCTTTCTCATTATCCACCCTATCTAAACTCAACCCTTTTTGAGGTGGCCCTAAATTCTCTATTACCCATTTTTCAAAATTCCTAAAATCATGTAAATACTCTTCAAGAGTGATCCCTCTACCTCCGTAGTATTTATAGTTAGGAGAGTTAAGGTTGTAGCACCTAGATTTAATACTGTCCCATCTTCTCCATAAAGGAGATTTATTAGCGGCATCTTCACCTTTACTTAAAATCCCTGAACAGCTTGGGCAATCTTTATTTGTGTTTTTAAGGAATTTGTGGGAGTTAGTTACACCTTGGTAGCCACAATCACAAAGATATGTCCATAAAACCCTTCTTCCTATCTTATTTGGCACTTCACTTACTATCTGTTTTTTACCTACCTTCATGCCGTATAATGGTATTGGAGGTTTTCTCTCTCGACACTTAACACAACTTTTATACTCCTTTCTTTTAAGGTTATTAGCTAAAACCCAAGAAGAGTAACCACAATCGCACAGGCACTGGTATTTTCTTTGGTTGCCAAACATCACAGAGGGAGTGTTTGTCACCACCCTGCTACCAAACCTCAAGCCCCTCAAGTCTTCCATTTAACCCTCATCACACTTCTATTAAACTAGCAAACCTTCCACCTAGCAAAGGGTCGTCTATATCACCAAACCCTAGTGCAAAAATATCTTCAGGGTACCCCTCAAACGCGAACACATCTCCATCAAAGGAATTTATAGCTAGTATGTTCACATTAACCCCAGCGGATGCTACTTCCTCGATAAGAGGTAGGAGGTCTGGGTTAATGTTAGCGTCACCTATGATGAAATCTATCGCGGCAGGGAAGTTTTCCTGCACTTGAATAAAAGTAGAGCCAGTTATCTTCTGTATCGTAGAGGTTATAGGCTCAGGGTTACCTTTTGAATTGTTTATCGCTATCTGCAATCTTAGAAGGTCTTTATAGTCATCATCTGAGAAGCCATTTCTTTTCCTGTTGACTATTTTACCTAGCAGGTCAAGTTGGACACCTTCTCCTAAATCTATGTTATTGTTTTTCAACATAACATCAAAAATAACATTCTCTATATCTTGTATTTGTCTACAAACAACATCCTGGACAGCTTTAAGTAGAGTGGAGTCTGAAAACTGACTCAACATCAAACCTTTTGCCCTTTCAGCATGGTCTGTTATTTTCTCATAACTCTCACTCATCTTTTACCTACTTTAAATTAGATCTACTGTTATTCTGCCGCTATCAAAAGATGACAACTCTGTGTCTCCTATAGCCAATGTCACTTGTGAAAAGGCACCAGGAGGCCCTAGAGGTGTTGCACTGGTAGCAATACTCACTATAAGGTCTTCTATGCCTTGTACAGCTGTGTATATAGGGCCAACAAACCTTTTAGGTATCACATTATCACCGATAGATAAGGTTTTACCTGTCACCAATACAGAGGCAGCTATAGCTGCTTCACCACCTGATGGGAAGAGTTCCTCACTATTTAAGGTGTACTCTATTTTTACGTGGAGGTAAATCTCTGTCGGCCTAGAGAAATTGATGTCCCTAGGGAAATTCTGCTCATCGAGGTGGGTGTAGGTTGTAGAACCATACGTCTTTATGCCTAATGGCTTATCTTCCCATATCACTTCTGCGATCTGGGCATCTGTACCGCCAAGGACAATAGCCTCAAAGGAATGAGGGGGCCTTCCTTGTAAATCTATGACATCTGTGTCGTTCTCTTTTACTACAACTGCGGTAACAGCATTGATAGCTAATAGAGCCGCCCTTATCGCTGGCAATGTGCTGGCTCCTGCTAAAGATAAAGATGCTTTTCTTCTGACTCTGAAAGAAGTGTCAGTCTCAATATCTCTACCTAAAACAGCATCAAGAGGGTTGTATACACTATCCCAACCACTAACAGGTGTGATTATCTTATTGAGGGTAGATGCTGGTGCCCTAATAACACCAGTGACATCTGCTTGAAAGGTTGCCCTTTTAGTCACTTTTCTGGGGGTTATACCAGCCGATAAAACATATGAGTGGTCAACAAGACTACTATCAGCAGTTATTTGTACTTTATTACCTGTGATAACAGTAGCTGTAACAGTCAAAGATGACAGGTTTATCGCAGAGGTAATACCAGCTGCTATCTCTGCCGCTGTTGCTGAGCCGTCAGATAAATAGTTTAAAGGTGTAGCATCTACGGTCACAGTGTATGTTGCGTTGTTTGATACAGTTGTGAACTCGATAGTTAATATTTGTATATTGGTGAGATCTAGGGTGTAAGGATCACTATTAACAAACCTGCTTCCTGTTCCATCTACCTCTACCACAGAATTAATAGGAATTACTGTGTTGTGGTCACCTGTGTTCATCACCTCTACAACAGATTTAGTGGCTTGTAGCCTAGGCACACCTATAATGTTGGCAGACCTTTCGAGAGCCTCATCTGAAGCTGTATCAGGGTCTGTAGAGTTATAGATGGCCTGTAAGGCTTCCCACAGTTCTGATATCTGTAAAGCTTCAGGCTTAAGTATTTGCATGATAACAGAGTCATCGCTCACATTGAGGCCTGACCCTAGGTTGATTTTTAAATCTTCTTTAATCTCTGCTATTATTTCGTCATAATTTTTTATGACTAAGCCTGTAGAAAGTAATCCTGCCATATCAAGCCACCAATGATAAATTGACCAGTGACCCGTTTATATCGGATACTGTGAAGTTGAAATTATAAGTACGTGTTGCCTTGTCGAAGTTTGAAGAGTACTCTAGCAACTGAGATACACCTTCCACCTTTAGAATGTGCTCTTTGAAAATGGCATCAATAATAGATATGTCGTTTGTCTTGTCAGACAGAATAAACTGTTGGAACTGGTCACTAGAGCTTCTTAGGTAAGGTAGTCCAAAAGTGTCACTTTGGTTGAAAAACCATTCTTTTACGTTTATGAGAAGGTTTATCTTCAATCTTTGTTGCAAGGACTGGCCATCTTCATCAACTGTTAAACTTGTTTGAAGGTTAGTTAAATCTAGGTCGTGTGTTTCTAAGTTAAGAAGTAGGTCTCTAGCCATGTTAGTTGTCCTTATTGTTACTGGACAGGCCAGGTGGATGTCTCGTCAGTTACTGTTGCTGAGGTTGTTATCGCTATGTAAATGCCCTCAGCCAAAGCCTCTATGTACTGTTCTCCATAAAGGCCAGCACTAGGGTTAAAACCCCTAGAAACCATTGACGACATGATGGCTGACTTAATAATTGATGTGGATAGTGCCATACGTTCCTCTTTATATAGTAGTATTCTTTTCACCTGTCAGATCTTTAACCATACAAACCAAATTCAACCTTTTGTGTTAAAAACATTAGAGGAAGGGTCAGCAAAAGGTAACCCTGTCAATTCGTTAATTGAGAGTCCATTTATAATCCCAGCAACAACCCCACCTCCACTTCCCTCTAGAGTAACTTGCCCATCTGCTACGATTTTACAATCACCGCCAGCATTTACCTCAGTGTTTGCGCCAGAATTAACCACTACCTTAGTAGGGCTGTTAACTGTAACATCTCCTGCTTGGTTTAGCAAGATATTTGTGCCTTGTAAAGTATCAATATTAATATCGCCATTCTGCAATATTTTAATAACACTATAGTTACCGTTATATTGGTTAGCGTTTATCACAACAGCATCTGTTTTGCCAATAGGGAGTAAGTGTAGGCTGTTCTCACCAGGGTTTTGTGCATTGTTCTCAATAGCATTCATCCGCAACACAACATCCTCTGAGTGGATGCCTAGTGCCTTCCTGTAAGGGTAGAAGCCAGGTATTGCAATGGCATCACTGAGGTCGTGTGTCTTCCTGTCTGTAGGGTCTACAGGAACAATGCCTTCACTGTAGGTGTAATTGTCTATACTCCTGTCTGATATTATCAATAAAACAGGGTCGCCAGGCTTGATAGGGAAGCTTAGGATGCCTGTTCCTGATGATGGGAACATGATAGGTATACCATACATCACTGAGGGCTTGTGGAGTGTCCCATCACTATCTAAACGATGGTTCATAGGCTGAACAGATGCTTTTTGTGTGGCAGGGTCATATGTCACTATTGTGGCAGGCAAGGCTGTCCTTAAGTGTTCAGAGAAATTACTCAGGTAGTGCTTGATTACCTCAGATAGTGATACTTCCTTCGCCATTACGTTTGCTCCAAATTTTCAGCTTCTATTGTTGTAGTCCAATCTTGCCCTTCATAAGAGCCTGAGTGACCTACTTCTTTTATTACATAAAAACCATTAACGAAAACTGATTCTAGTTTACAGAATCTATCAGGCCTTAGCTCAGGTTGCAATAGTGTTTGGAAAGAAACACCAGATTTTAGTGTGTAATCTTCAAGTGCTTCACCTTTATTCACTTTATCTAAAGCTTTTTGCCCTTTATCCTTCTTACGTCCTATTTTATCACCTATAATATCAGGGACACCAATCAGGCCATTATTTGTGCTGATAACGAAAGCAGACTCACTAGATGCACTGTTAACATCTTTGATGTTGATAATGCCATCATTGATGGCCCATGTCATGTTGTGCGTTTTGGTATATGTGTCTAGGTAATTATAAACCTTACCGTTCAGCGTAAGTCCGTTTTTAAACACTTTACCTGTGGCCAGGCCTGCAATGTTCCCTATTGATGCCCCTGTGAGCTTAGCTAAGTCAAGGAGTACTTTAGATAGTTGGACATTCTCAGGGTAAGATACATTAACAACTGAGTCTCTGATATAGGAGTAACCGTCACCACAAAGCAACTCTGTGATAATGTCAGCTCCTTCCCTTTTCACCTTGTAGTCGATAATATTGCCTGTGAAAAGCAGGACTAAAGGTTCACCTGAGTATCCTACCTTAAAGAAGATAAAACCATCCTTAGCTTCTAGTGACTGTAACTGGCGCCTATGTTCTTGGTTAAGGTTATATATCCTAAAATAAGCTGTGTTCATTTTCGAGTCAGAAGATTTTTTTATGTCAAATTCAATTTGAAAGTCGGTGATAAGGAGACCCTCCTTGCCGCCCTCTCCTATAAGCATCTCATACTTACGAATGAAATTAGGCACTTGCTAGCTCCTCAATATCCGCTGAAGTGATGTAAAATAACTCTAAGGTATCGGAGAAATCCACTTCACCTATTTTATCAAAGATGTAAGGGGACATTGCTATGAAATCACCAACAGGGAACCCTTCTTTCCTGAATCTGCCAGTAAGAAGAGTATCTTTAACTATTTTAACACCACTTAAAAGTATTGTATTATCAGAAGATAAGAGAGACAGGTAGTATTGGCTCTCTCTTGAGTTATATTTAAAGTTAAGTTTAAACTCAATACCATCTAAAGTAAAGGATTGTGTGTAATTGTATTTATTTAAAAGTGTAAGTTTTATCATTGTAAGGGCAATCCTTTTGTAAGAATATCTCTAAACTCCTGTAGTTGAGAAGGTGTGAACGTTGTCTTCTTTTTAACATCCTCAGACGCACTATTAGCAGAAGCATTGCCTTGGCCTTTACCAGAATCCTCAACACCACTTTTCTTAAGAAGCCCAACAGGCACAGGAACAATCCCTGTTTTTGTAGCCACTGTCCTTATTTTGGTAAGGGTAATATTTATATCAAGGCTAGCGAAGTTGTCTACTGTTTTAGGGAAAGTCAAATCTTTTATTATAAGATCTTGATGTTCACCTAATACAGAGCTTAGTGTCAACAGTGACCTACTTTCCCACATACCTTTCAAAGTCTTGTAGGCATCCTTCCAGTCACCAGGTGTTTTATTTTGACTAATAGACAATACACCATTAGTCATTTTTATAGATGGCACTAATGTCTTGCCTAATCTGTGATAGATTGAGGTGACGATACCTTTAAGCTGTATCTCAGGGTTCTTGTTAACAACATGATCGGTTATGTCCGACCCTCTCTCTATAGGGAAAGAGGACAGGTCACTGCTGTACGATTCAGTGTACTCTGGCACACAATCAAAAACCAATATAGAG